ACACCTATTCCTGATAACACATATCAGATAGAATATATCTATTGGTTTTTTCCTGCAGACTTAGTAGATTTTAATGACTTAGCTGTTATTCCTAACAGATTTAAACATGTGATTATTGATGGTGCTATGATGTACATGATGAGGTTTAGATCTAATGAACAGAGTGCTGCAATGCACCAAAGCAATTTTGATGATGGTATAAAAACAATGAGGCGAGTTCTTGTTGATGAACCCCTCAGAGTAAGATCAACAGTAGTTGATAGAGTTACTTCCTCTAACCAAGTCTTAGGTAGAGTAATGTAGTATGGCAGACAATCTAGGCTCATTTAAAGTTTTTGCTCAAGGTGGGCTGAACCTCAATCGTGATGTTCTTTCACAAGGGGAAACTCAACCTGGATCAGCTACAACACTTATAAACTACGAGACTGCTGTTACTGGTGGTTACAGACGTGTGAGTGGTTTTACTAATGCGTATGGTACAGTCACAGGAACAGGAAGTGTCCTTGGGGTAGCAGTAGCAAATGGGATCAACGATGGTATTCTAGCTGCTCGTAAACCTTCTAGTGGAAATAACTACTTACATAAATGGAATAACTCTAGCTCATCCTGGGATGCAGTAACGACTTCTGGTTCTCCTACAATGGTAGGTGTAACTAAGGTTAGATTCACAAGGTACAACTTTGGTAGCCCAAAAGTTATTCTTACAGATGGTATCAACCCTGCAGCTACCTATGATGGTACAACCTACACTCAGATTACTCACTCTGATGCCCCTACAGACCCTAAGTTTGCAGAAGTATTTCACAACCATATGTTCTTAGCAGGTGATCCTGCAGAAAATACTAACCTGTACTTTAGTGCTCCTAACGCAGAAACAGACTATGCTTCAGGAAATGGTGCAGGAGTTATTAATGTAGGATTTCCTATTGTAGCTATCAAACCTTTTCGTGATGCCTTATTTATTTTTGGTATCAACAACATAAAAAGATTAGTAGGTAGGAACTCAACCAACTTTGTACTCGAACATGTAACTAATGACCTTGGTTGTCTAGCTTCAGATAGTGTAGTTGAAATTGGTGGGGATCTACTCTTCTTATCTCAGGATGGTATTAGACCTATATCAGGTACAAACAAAATTGGTGACGTTCAGCTTGAGTCTCTATCTAAAAATATTCAGTCTTTGTTTACTGATGTTATTCTTGAAGAAGACCTAGATGCGTTATCATCTGTTGTTGTACGAAACAAATCTCAGTTCAGAATATTCTATGACGTAGATAATGCTAACGGTCTTATTGGTGGGTTACGTCTAGGACAACAGGGTGGAATTGGTTTTGAGTTTGGTCAACTACTAGGCATCGAAGTGACTTGTGCAGACAGTGGATACATAGGTCAATTTGAGTTTGTAGTACATGGGGATAAAAGTGGTAAAGTCCACAGACAGGAACAAGGGAATAATTTTGGTGGAAACAATATTGTAAGTGTCTACCAAACACCATTCTTGCACATGCAAGATCCAGAGCAACGTAAGATTATACATACTGTTGCTACTTACCTTAGATCAGAAGGTGATAACGAGATCATAATGTCAGTCGTGTATGACTATGATGATAACACCATTCTTAATCCAACTAACTTTGCTTTGACTACTGAGGGTGCTGCTGCATTCTACAACGAAGCCATCTTTAATACGACAGCTATCTTTGATGGTAATCCTTCACCAGTGCAAAGGGTGAATGTTTCAGGGTCAGGCAAATCAGTTTCTTTTAGATATGTAACTAACGACACAAATGCTGCACACAGTATCCAAGGTATTGTTGTAACGTTTGGAGTGGGGGATAGATTATAAATGGCAGGTTATACAAGACAGAGTGCTGCTGATATTGTTGCAAGTGCAGTTATTAAAGCTGCTCCAATAGATGCAGAATTTCAACAAATACTAGCAGCATTTAATGCAAGCACAGGACACAAGCATGATGGGACAACTACAGGTGAGGGTGCTTATGTCCCACTTATTGCTGACTCAGATGCTCTTAACAAAGTTTGCATAGATACTTCTAACAATCACATCAGATTTTTTACTGAGGTTTCTGCTGCTGCAGTAGAGCAAGTACGTATTCAAGATGGTGCGATTGTTCCTATTACTACAAATGATGTGGACTTTGGAACGTCTAGCTTAAAATTCAAAGATATTCACCTCGCAGGGAATGGAACTGTTGGAGGTACGTTTGGTGTCACTGGTAATGTTACCCTTGGTGGTACTCTTGGTATAACTGGTGTTACAACATTTTCTGATACTGTTTGTGTTCCTGGCTTTAAAGCTACAGGGACTTCAACACTATCAACAGTAGATATAAATGCAGGTGCAATTGATAACACAGCAATTGGTGCTACGACTGCTGCTGCAGGTGCATTCACAACTGTCTCTACTACAGGTCAGGGTACGTTTGCTTCAGTAGATATAAATGCAGGTAACATTGATGGGACTACTATTGGTGCATCTACAGCTTGTCCTGGTACTTTTTCAAGTCTTACTGCAACAACTGCAAACATTGATGGTGGGACAATTGATGGTACAGTAATAGGTAGTTCTTCAAGTGCTGCAGGTACGTTTACTGATCTTACTTCTTCAGGTACATCTACTCATGCTACTGTAGATATTAATGGGGGAGCTATTGATGGCACTACAATAGGTGCTAGTACTGCTGCTGCCATAACTGGTACAGTAGTTTCAGCCCAAACTTGTTTTGCAGGTTGTTTAGTTGGAAATTCTACTGGTAATGTTACAGGTAATCTAACTGGCAATGTGACAGGAAATGTCACAGGAGATGTAACTGGGGATGTAACAGGTGATACTACTGGTAATCTCACAGGAAACGTAACAGGTAATGTTACAGGAAACGTTACAGGAAACATTACTGGTAACGTAACATCAACAGGAACGTCTACTTTTTGTACTCTTCAACTAAATGGAGATATGACAGCTAACAGTAACAAGATTACTAATTTAGCTACACCAGTTGCTGATTCTGATGCAGCCACAAAATTGTATGTGGATAATGCTGTTGAGGGGCTAGACGTAAAAGGCTCTGTTAAAGGGGCTACTACTGCAAACATTACACTGTCTGGTACACAAACTATTGATGGTGTATCTATCACAGCAGGAGATAGGGTTCTTGTAAAAGATCAGTCTAGTGCTGAAGAGAATGGTGTTTACGTAGCTTCTGCTAGTTCATGGGCAAGGTCAGACGATGCAGATACTTGGGATAAACATGTCGGAGCTTTCTTTTTTGTAGAACAGGGTACAGCAAATGCTGATAATGGTTTTGTTGGTACTGTGGATGCAGGTGGCACTCTCAATACTACAGCTATCACTTTCGTACAGTTTTCAGGTGCAGGGCAGATTACAGCAGGTACTGGTCTTACTAAGTCTGGTAATACTATTAACGTTGTTACTGCAAGTTCTGACAGGATTGTAACCAATGCTGACAATATTGATTTAGCTACTACAGGTGTAAGTGCAGGAACATTTAAGTCTGTTACTGTAGATACCTATGGACGTATTACTGCAGGTACAAATCCTACTACTTTATCTGGGTATGGTATCACAGATGCGTATACTAAGACGTGTTCTGACACACTGCTTAGTTGTAAACTGAACAAAGCAGGTGGTACGATGACAGGGGATATTACCCTTGGCTCTAACAAGATTACTTCTACTGCTACACCTGCTACTGATGATACACTGACTCGTAAGGGTTACGTAGATACTATGCTTCCTCTTGCAGGAGGTACAGTGACTGGTACTATAGACTTAGGATCTAACAAGATCACTACCACCTATACACCAACTAACAATGCTGATTTAACTACGAAAACTTATGTTGATGGTATACTTGGTTCAGCTACTGCAGCAGCCTCGTCAGCTACTGCTGCTGCCTCAAGCCAAACTGCTGCTGCTTCCTCTGCAACTGCTAGTGCCTCTTCAGCCACTGCTGCAGCATCAAGTGCTACATCTGCAGCAAGTTCATTTGATCAATTTGATGACAGATACTTGGGAAGCAAAAGCTCAGACCCCTCTGTTGACAACGATGGTGACTCTCTTTTAACAGGAGCACTCTACTACAATAGCTCTGGAAATCAGTTAAAAGTTTATACAGGATCTGCTTGGAGCAGTGCTGCCTTTACTCTTGGTGATGCCCTTACTTGTGTTCAAGAAGATACCTCTCCAACACTAGGAGGAAACCTAGCAGGTAATTCTAAGTGTATTACTGGTGTAGCTAATCTTTGTGCTACTAATCTTTGTGGTGCAGTCACAGGTAATGTA